GGCAGTCGTCACAGCATTGGCCTTCTGCGACCGGCATTGCATTATGCCCCCCAGCCCACCCATTAGACTGAACCTCGATTTCGCCAAGGCAGATCACACAGGTTTCTAGCTTGGTGGGGAACGCTGCAACATCGCACCCTGCCAGTTTCAATTTCCTTCGCAGCATGTCGATGGTGGCTATATGGGCCTCCCGTTCAGCTAACAATTCTTTTCGTTCAGCTAATACGGTATCGAAACTGGTCATCGTTTTATCCAACATACGTTTCAGTTTCATTTCTTGCATTGTCATAACGTGTTACCTATTTGAGTTTAGTTTGCCCCCATTGCTGGGGGCAGGTTGGGTTACTTAGTTCGCTTTTCGAGTATCTTTATTGCTTTGTAGACCATGTCCGCCAACTGCGCCTGTTGGACAATATCCATTTGCGCCGCCTTATTGAATAGCTCAGTCAATTGCGGGTCGCGGATAGCTGGCGGCAAGATCGTTTTCGCTTCAGGAGCATTACCAGATTCCTGCTCGAAATCTTGCACTACTGGTGCTGGTGGTGCGCCTGCCGTTTTAGCTTTCGCTGGCTTTTGCGCCTTGACCACACCTTGCACTGTATTGAGCGCCCGACGAAGGTTCTTCATATCGTCCGCCAGATTGTCTAGCGCCCTTTTCCGCGCGTCACTGAACGCCTTAACCTTCGCGCCTTTCAAGGATAGCTTGTGCGCCTTCACTTCGTCGGCATCCATAGACAAGATCGCGCCCATTGTGAAACCCATATAAGGCGTGAAGCCTTTAGAATCTCGCGCCCCTATCAAGCCAGAGCGAACGGCAGCATAGTGCGCGGGAAAATCGGGCGCACGTTTCTTGCCCTTCTCGGCGCTGGTGGTTAGATGCGCGGCAGTTACCTTGGCCTTGGCATTCTTAGGGATAGACCATTTACCAGTCGTCGCGTTATAACGATGGCCCGACAGCGCACGAATGTGGTCATTCGCGGATACAGTAGCTACACCAAAAGAATTAATACGTTCGGTGATTTGCGCGGCAGTTTTACTATTTAAGTTTGTCATTTTACATACTCTATTTTATTTTAGGTTTACCGGTCAGTGACCGGTAATCAATCGGGTGGTTTCCCGTTTGATGCAACCATTGTATCCCGTGGTAGCCTATGGTGTCAAGTGGTGTAACGTGTTACATAGTAGTATCTTGTGACCCCACCCGCCCCCTATGCCCCGCTCATAGCTTAGGAGTCCGTATGCGAGCGTATATTACTAATCTCCACGAATTAATCGTTCTCCAACCAAAACCATCAGCTTCTTGAGGCCGTTCCCTACACAGAAGACCCCCCACCCTTAAAATATAAGTACCTAGCAAAAAAAATTTTTTGTGGTATATTCCGCACAACGGCTATTAGCCAGCGAAACAATTTATGACCTTACTTATAGAACCTGAAATCGGTGTACCCTTTTCGGACGACATGACGTTTGTAGATCTGAAAGAGCGTGCAGAGGCGGCGTGCAATACAGCAGAGAAGCTGGCTGACCACGGCCTAGATATAACCCCAACCGCTGAAGATGAAGACACCGCCGCGAGACTTGCCTTGGCTTATGCTGACGACCCTGAGAAAACTTCTAAAAAGGTTACTACGAAGAAGGCGGCAACCCTTACCCCCGCTTCTGTCATACTAACTAACAGCATACTGCAAGAGTTTGGGCATTCTGTTGCAGAAAGTGCCACTCAGATCCGTTACCTAGTCACAAACAAACTCCTGCTAGAGTCAGAAAACGCAGACCCACGTATACGAATTCGAGCTTTAGAGCTTCTGGGTAAGATCTCAGATGTAGGGCTGTTTGCAGAGAAGTCAGAAGTAACCATAACTCACCAATCTACGGAAGATCTCAGGGATAAACTGAGGGGTAAGCTGGAAAAGCTGGTAAATCCTATGGATGAGGCTGTGGACGGCGAGTACATAGATAGGGAAATGGTGTTAGACGGGGAAGTTTTAGACATGCGTAAGGTAATGGGCGTGGATAATCTAAAAGCTGCGGTAGATGAAGTAACAGATGCTTGAGGCCGTTCCCGAATTTACCGAGGAAGAAGTCCAGCAGATGCTGGATAATCTAGATTCGTTTAGCGCAGATGAGGTCGTGGAGATAAACCGTATTGTTGACGAGCTATCTACCCGCAAAACTAACGCTGCTGCCTATAATGACCTCATAGAATTCTGCAAAGCCATGCAACCTGACTATATAGTAGGTAAACACCACCGTATATTGGCTGATATGCTCATGGCAATTGAGGCTGGGGACAAAGATCGCATCTGTGTGAACATCCCACCGCGTCATGGCAAGTCCCAACTCGTTTCTATCTTCTTCCCAGCGTGGTACTTGGGGCGTAATCCTAATAAAAAGGTGATGATGGTCTCGCATACCACTGATCTGGCTGTAGATTTTGGTCGTAAGGTGCGGAACCTCATCTCTATAGACGCATACAAGGGTATATTTCCTACTGTAGCCCTTGCAATTGACTCAAAGTCGGCTGGTAGGTGGAATACGAACTCTGGTGGCGAGTATTATGCCTGTGGTGTTGGCTCTGCACTGGCTGGTCGTGGTGCTGACCTGCTTCTAATTGATGACCCACACTCAGAACAAGACGTTATTAACGGAAACTTCGCTGTATTTGAGAAAGCATACGAGTGGTTCACGTTTGGTGCTCGTACTCGTCTAATGCCGGGTGGAAGTGTCGCAATAATTCAGACACGTTGGCATATGGACGATCTTACTGGGCGTGTAGTACGTGATATGGCTCAGAATGAGCGTGCTGATGAGTACGATGTCATCGAATTCCCCGCCATACTAGAAGTTATGGATGAAGAGGCGGATGAGATTGTTGAGAAACCGCTGTGGCCTGAGTTTTTTGATTTAGAAGCCCTGTTACGTACTAAAGCGTCTATGCCTACGTTCCAGTGGAATGCACAGTACCAGCAGACACCCACGGCAGAAGAAGCTGCGCTGATAAAACGTGAGTGGTGGAATTTATGGGAGAAGGAACAGCCTCCAAGTTGTGAATACGTCATAATGTCCTTGGACTCGGCGGCAGAAAAGCACAACCGTGCCGACTATACGGCGTTGACTACGTGGGGTGTGTTTCTCAACGAGGAAACTAGCGCGTATAACATCATCCTGTTGAACAGTATTAAGCAGCGTATGGAGTTCCCAGAGTTAAAGGACATGGCTATAGAAGAGTACAGGGACTGGGAGCCTGACTCGTTCATTGTGGAGAAGAAATCATCAGGTACGGCGCTTTACCAAGAGATGAGACGTATGGGTCTGCCTGTGTCAGAATACACACCACACAGAGGGTCAGGTGACAAACTAGCACGACTAAACTCAGTATCTGATATTGTAGCAAGTGGCCTGTGCTGGGTTCCTACTACCCGTTGGGCTGAAGAAGTGGTAGAAGAGATTGCTGGGTTTCCGTTTATGAGTAATGATGACTTAGTTGACTCCACAGTTATGGCACTCATGCGTTTTAGGCAAGGTGGTTTTATACGCCTACCTACTGATGAGCCAGAAGAACAAAGATACTTTAAGTCGCGTAGAGGCGGCTTCTACTAGAGATATATTATGGCTATTGAGAAAGGACTATACGCAGCCCCAGAGGGCATAGACGGTGAGCTTATGGACAGTGACGATGATGCTGCCCTTGAGATAGAGATCGTTAACCCTGACATGGTGACGATGGATGATGGTAGCGTTGAGATTACTATTATTCCCGGCGCAGAACCCTCAGATATGGGCGGCTTTAATACCAACTTGGCAGAGACACTAGAAGAAGGTGTGCTTAACGAGTTAGCAGATGACTTGGTTGGGATGATAAGCGCCGACATCGAAAGCCGAAAGGACTGGGCGGATACTTACGTTAAGGGCTTAGATGTTCTTGGCTTTAAGTATGAAGAGCGTACAGATCCGTGGGAAGGTGCCTCTGGTGTGTACTCTACAGTGCTTGCCGAAGCTGCCATACGTTTCCAAGCAGAAACAATGTCAGAGACGTTTCCAGCCGCTGGCCCAGTACGTACTAAGATCATAGGCGTAGAGGACAAAGACAAGGAAGAAGCGAGTAGCCGCGTGAAAGCGGATATGAACTACGAATTGACTGAGCGCATGGTGGAGTACCGCCCAGAGCATGAACGCCTGCTATACAGCCTAGGATTGGCTGGTAGCGCGTTTAAGAAAGTTTACTTTGACCCGAACATAAACAGACAGGTAGCCCTGTATATCCCTGCTGAAGACGTAGTAGTGCCTTATGGTGCGTCTACTATAGAGAGCGCAGAGCGTGTTACCCACGTTATGCGTAAGACCAAGAATGAGTTAAAGAAGTTACAGGTAGGTGGGTTTTACCGTGACGTAGATCTGGGTGAGCCACAGACATTCCACACCGACATTGAAGAGCGTAAAGCTGAAGAGGGTGGGTACTCACTAACTGACGATGACCGCTACTCTTTATACGAGGTACACGCAGATCTAGTTATTGAGGGTGTTGACGAAGACGACGATGAGATAGCAAAGCCATACGTGGTGACTATTGAGCGTGGGTCTAATGAAGTTCTTGCCATACGCCGTAACTGGAACGAAGAAGATGACCTGATGTTGAAGCGTCAGCACTTCGTACACTATGTATACGTACCGGGATTTGGGTTCTACGGCCTTGGTTTGATTCACATCATCGGTGGTTATGCCCGTGCGGGTACGTCTCTTATACGTCAGCTTGTGGACGCTGGCACCCTAGCTAACCTACCGGGCGGTCTAAAGGCTCGTGGGTTACGTATTAAGGGTGACGACACTCCGATTGAGCCGGGTGAGTGGAAGGACGTTGATGTACCGTCAGGCAGTATCCGCGACAACATCATGCCGCTCCCTTATAAAGAGCCTAGCCAGACACTACTGGCACTACTCAACCAGATTACTACTGAAGGCCGTAGGTTAGGCGCTATCAGTGACATGAACATCTCTGACATGTCAGCCAATGCCCCTGTGGGTACTACGCTGGCATTGCTAGAGCGTACGTTAAAGCCTATGGCTGCTGTACAGGCCCGTGTTCACTACACCATGAAGCAGGAGTTCAAACTTCTTAAAGCTATCATGGCAGAGCACGCACCCGCAGAATACTCGTATGAGCCGCTACGTGGAGAGCAGACAGCCCGTAGAGCAGACTATGAGATGGTTGACGTTATCCCCGTCAGTGATCCGAATAGTTCCACAATGGCCCAGCGCGTTGTGCAGTACCAAGCGGTGTTGCAGATGTCGCAACAGGCACCACAGATCTACGACCTGCCACAACTACACAGGCAGATGATTGAGGTGTTGGGAGTTAAGAACGCTGACAAGCTAGTACCAACCATAGATGACATGCGACCTACTGATCCAGTCAGTGAGAACATGAATATCTTAAATGGTAAACCTGTAAAAGCGTTTATCTACCAAGACCACGAAGCGCACATAGCAGCGCACCAAGCGTTTTTACAAGACCCTATGATTGCTCAAGCTATGGGACAGAACCCACAGGCACAGCGTATGGCGGCTGCATTACAAGCACATATCGCTGAACACATGGCGTTTTTGTACCGCCAGAAGATGGAAGAGAAGATTGGCGCACCGCTACCTAATCCTAACGCAGAGCTACCAGAAGAGATGGAGGTCAACTTGGCCCGTCTTATGGCTAAAGCAGGTACTCAGCTTACACAGCAGAACCAGCAGCAGGCGGCACAGCAGCAAGCACAGCAGAAGGCTCAAGACCCTGTGGTGCAGATGCAGCAAGCCGAGCTACAAATCAAGCAACAAGAAGTGCAGCGTAAGATGCAGAAAGACCAGACTGACGCGCAAAACGCCCAGATGGACATGCAGCTACAGGCACAGCGAGATCAGATGGATATGCAGGCCAAGCAAGCCGAGCTACAGCTAAAGGCCCAAGAAGGACAAGTAGACGCGCAGATAAGTCAGGCAGAGCTACAAATTAAACAGCAAGAACTAGAAATAGATGCCCAGAAAGCTGGCGCAAAACTTGCCGCAGATCGTAGGAAAGATAACACCAAGCTGGATCTTGACCTACTCAAAACAATACAAGACACCAACAAAAATAAGGGCCAATAATGGCAACAACCGCTTTAGGCGTGTTAAAGAAGAAAATCGAGGATGACAAATCCTCCGCACTACAATTCCTAAGTGGTGGTGGAGCTAAAGACTTTGCCATGTACAAGGAAACCACAGGCTTAATTCGGGGTCTCGAAGCCTGTCTGGGATATGTAGAAGACCTCTCGCGAGAAATGGAGTATGGAGATGAGTGAAGCTGTAGAAACAGTTGAAACCAACGAAGAAGAGTTTGAAGCGCAACTACCTAAGCCCGTGGGCTACAGAGTATTAGTAGCTATGCCGAAAGTAGAAGAAGCCTTTGAAGGTTCTGAGTTACTGAAGTCTGTGACTACCAAGCACCAAGAACAAGTTATGTCGATTATCGGCCTTGTTATTGACGCTGGTGAGCAAGCCTACAGTGATGTAGACCGATTCCCTACTGGGCCTTGGTGTGAGGTAGGTGACTACGTGATGTTCCGTGCCAACACTGGCACTAGGTTTACTATAGAAGGTCTTGAGTATCGTCTGATGAATGACGACTCTATTGAGGCCGTTGTAGCTGACCCCCGTGGCATTCAAAGAGCATAAGGAGTAAATCATGTCGTTTCAAAAAGTTGAATATTCATTTCCAGACGAAGAGAATGATACTTCTATAGCAGTGGAGGATTCCGGTGCCGTCGAAATTGATCTTTCTGGTACGAAGAGTGCGGACGAGTACGCGGATACTAATGTCGAATCTGAAGCACCAGTTGAAGAAGAAACAGAAGCACTGGACATCGAAGTTGTTGACGATACGCCAGAGGATGACCGTGACCGCAGACCATCTGAAGCACCGGCTGATGTTACGGACGAAGAGTTGGAAAGCTACTCAAAAACAGTTGCAACCCGAATTAAACACTTGGGCAAAGTCTACCACGACGAGCGTAGAGCCAAAGAGTCAGCCCAGCGAGAACGACAAGAGTTAGAAGCCCTAGCCCAGCGGCTAGTTGAAGAAAACAAGTCGTTAAAGGGTGATGTGGGTAGTACCCGCGAAGCACTTCTTGAGCAAGCTAAGGCTGTTGTAGACTCTGAACTTAACGGCGCAAAGATAGCATATAAGGACGCATACGAAAGTGGTGATGCGGATCGTCTGTTATTAGCGCAAGAAGAGTTAACTAATGCTAAAATAAAGTCAGATAAGCTAGAAAACTTTAGGTTACCGGCTTTACAGGAAGAAGAAACTGCTGTACAAATCAACCAAACACCAGCCCCGGCTCGTGATCCCAAAGCGGAAGAATGGGTAGCCAAGAACTCTTGGTTTCACACCGACGATGAGATGACTGCATACGCCATAGGGGTACATCAGAAATTGGTTAAAAACGGAGTTAATCCGCAAAGTGATGAATACTACGAGGCTATTGATGCCCGTATGCGAAAAGTATTCCCCGAAGAATTCGGGGGTCAGATAGTTGAAGAACCTAAAACTAGACGACAGACAAATGTGGTTGCACCCGCTACGCGGAGCACAGCGCCTAAAAAGGTGACACTAACGCAAACACAGGTAGCTCTTGCCAATAGGCTTGGAGTTCCACTTGAAGAATACGCCAGACAGGTTGCATTAGAAATGAGGAAAGTATAATGGCTGATAACAGAATCAAACGTGACAACGACACTCGTGAAACAAACACACGTAAACGCTCTTGGCAGCGCCCAGAGGTATTACCCTCACCTACGCCAGAAGACGGATACACATTTCACTGGGTACGTGTAGCTACGCAAGGTCAGGCAGATGCCACCAATGTTTCCTCGAAATTACGCGAAGGTTGGGAACCCGTTAAGGCTTCAGACCATCCTGAGATTACTATGGTTAATGTAGAGCATGAACGCTTTGCAGAAAACGTAGTCATCGGTGGGTTAATGCTATGTAAGGCTCCAGAAGAGCTAGTAGCAGAACGTACTGATTACTATAGCAACCAGACAAAATCTCAGATGCAGTCTGTAGATAACAACCTGATGCGTGAAAATGATCCAAGAATGCCTATATTCAACGAGCGGAAATCAACCGTATCGTTTGGTAAAGGCGGTTAAAACTTAATTTAGGAGTCCTATCATGGCTACTACTGCTGCACCTTACGGGCTAAAGCCTGTAAAACGCGCTGACGGTTTACCATACGCTGGCGCAACTTCTTCGTACCTAATCGACCCCGCTGGGGAAGGTACTAACATCTTTTATGGACAAGTAGTTCATATCGGTGCTGACGGGTACATTGCATTGTCAACAGCTACTGGTGCTGACGGCGGTACTAACGCACTCCCTACTGGAACCACTTTGACTGGTTCTTTGGGTGTATTCGTTGGTTGTTCGTACATCAATGCTCAAGGCCAACAAATCTACGGTCAATACTACCCAAGCGGCACCACTGGTGTTGTTGAGGCGTATGTTGTAGATGATCCAAACGTATTGTTCCAAGCTCAACTGGATGGCGCTGCCGACCAGTCTGACATCGGTGCTAATACGTTCTTCGCTGCTGCTCAGTCTACCTCTACTGGTTCTACCACTACAGGTAACTCTACTAGCGCGTTGGATGCTACTACCGTAACAACTACAGCGGCCTTCCGCATCGTAGCGGCTGTATCACCTATTGGTGACGCATTCCCAGATGTGTTGGTTAAAATTAACCCCGGATATAGCAGCATGACAAATGCTGTTGGTCTATAATTTAAGGAGCTGAATAATGGCTATTTCACGCGCCCAACTCCTCAAGGAGTTACTACCCGGACTTAACGCACTTTTTGGTATGGAATATGCGAAGTACGGTGAAGAACATAAAGAGATTTTTGAATCTGAAAGTTCTGATCGCTCCTTTGAGGAAGAAGTAAAATTGTCTGGTTTTGGTGCTGCCCCCGTTAAAAACGAAGGCTCTGCTATTGACTACGACAATGCACAAGAAGCATTCACTGCTCGTTACACTCACGAAACCATTGCTATGGGCTTTAGTGTCACTGAGGAAGCTATTGAAGATAACTTGTATGACTCATTGTCATCTCGTTATACCAAGGCTCTCGCACGCGCTATGGCTTATACCAAGCAGGTTAAAGCTGCCACAATCCTAAATGGTGCCTTCTCTGGTACTACTTACGGTGACGGCAAAGCATTGTGTGTAACTGACCACCCATTAGTTGGTGGCGGCACTAACTCAAACCGCCCTGCTGTTGCTGCTGACCTTAACGAGACTTCTTTAGAAGCCGCCGTTATCCAGCTTGCTGGTTGGACTGATGAGCGTGGCCTGTTGATTGCTGCAAAGCCTCGTAAGCTAGTTATCCCACCTGCACTGCAATTCGTTGCAACTCGCTTGTTGGATACCGAAGGCCGCGTTGGTACTGCTGATAACGACCTAAACGCGATCCGTAACAACGGTTCAATTCCAGAAGGCTACACAGTTAACCATTATCTGACTGATACAGATGCTTGGTTCTTAACTACTGACGTACCTAATGGCTTGAAGCACTTTGTCCGTACCCCAATGTCTACATCTATGGATGCTGACTTTGATACAGGCAACAGCCGTTACAAGGCTCGTGAGCGTTATTCGTTTGGCGTATCTGACCCACTTGGTATCTTCGGATCACCCGGTGCGTAAGACGCATTAGCGTTTATGCTGTATAAGAAGGGGGAACTTAGGTTCCCCTTTTTTTGTATTGACTTGACACATTATAGAGTATACTTTCGGGCATACATCGGGAAACAATCCGGTGAATCTGACAGACCCGACTGACGATATGCAGACAGATTCACTTTACTCGCATATGAGGACGCTATAATGGCTACTACTACCTTTTCAGGCCCAGTCAAATCTCTTGGTGGATTTATTTCTGCTGGCGCTGCCAACGACATCAGCCTTACCGCCGATACTACCCTTACTGTTAAAGATCACGCTGGGCGTGTACTTCGTGTAAACGATGCAGATGGTGTATTTACACTACCTACTATTGTTGCCACTTCAGTATCTGACCAGACTGACCCAAACCAAACAAACAATGTTGGCGCAACCTTTACTTTCTTTATCGAAACGGCTGCTACCGACCTAGACATCAAAACTGATGGTACTGATAAGTTTGTTGGTGGTTTGTACACTGGCGTAACCAATGCTACTGGTAAGACCTTTATTTCTGGCGCTTCTAATGACGTTATTACGTTAAACGGCAGCACCAAAGGCGGTCTAGCAGGCAGCATGATTACTGTAACTGTAATTACTACTGCTAAGTACTCTGTTTCTGGTATTACTCTTGGTTCAGGCACGCTGGTTACTCCATTCGCTGACGCTTAATAGGAGGCGTTTATGTCTAATTCAGATGTGCAATCTAAACGTGTTACCTCGGCAGCGTCACTAGCTGTCGGGCCTGCACGTATACGTCAGGTGCAAGTTTTAGTAGGGGGTACAGCGGGGCGTTTAACTATCACTGATGGTAGTGGTGGCCCAACTGTACTAGACCTAGATTTTGTTGCCTCACAAACACATTCAGTAAACATTCCTGACTTTGGTATTCGTTGCCAAGATGACGTTTTGATTACTGCGATGACTAATATTACCGCAATGACAGTGTTCTATAGCTAACATGCGTAGCTACTACAAAAGCTCTCCTTGCGCGTCTTTTAAAAGTGGTGGTAGCACCGCTGCTTGGACGCGGAAAGAAGGTAAAAGCAAGTCTGGTGGGCTTAATCAAAAAGGTGTAGATAGCTACAGAAAGGCAAACCCCGGAAGTAAGCTAAAAACCGCTGTAACAACTAAGCCCAGCAAACTAAAGAAAGGCTCTAAAGCGGCTAACCGCCGCAAGTCTTTTTGCGCTCGTATGAAGGGTATGAAGAAACGCAACACAAGCTCTAAGACGGCAAATGATCCGAATAGCCGTATAAACAAGAGCTTACGAAAATGGAATTGTTAAATGGCGTATTTACAAAGTAACATCCCGCATTTTAAATGTTGGGTGCGAAAGGAATACACACACAACCATGAGAAGTATCATGGTGAATTTATACACGCAATGGCTATCGCAGTTACGACCATGCCGACTAGATGTCTTAGTTTCCAGATAATATTTACTGGGGCTGAGACATATGACGACGATGAAGAGCCTAACGTACATGGCGGGGCAATGTGGGCAAGAATGCCGATTACAGCGTTAGTAGGGGATACTCCGTTTGATGAGTGGCCTGAACCAATGCCAGTATGGGCAGCACAGCCTTGGGACTGTTCGTCTAGGGATCATTCGGTGTATGTACTTGATAGAGCTACACCATGCCCTTGGATGGCTAAGATAGACGGGGAGATGTACCCCGCCAAGTATATGTTCACAGTGGACTATACGGATAACGAGATTGCAGATGACCCTGCACAACATAAGCAGAGTCATGTTATGGAATTATTGAACGCTGGCCCGTATACAGGGAACATCGTTGCATTACCGAACAACCGAGTAAGGGTAAGCCACCCAGCTTGGTTTGAGATGGGCGAAGGTGCTCCAGACTTTAAACCGTCTCAGCACATACATTATAGTAAGTCCGATTTGGATTACACATTGGACGTTAACCAAGTATTTGACAACTTATACGCGGAGTAAAAGTCATGGGATTAAGAGATTTTTTTAAGATAGACAACACACCTCCGGGCACTAAGCGTAGAGCAGAAGCAGCAGCTAAAAAGAAGCGAAACAAAGGCCGTGTAGGTGGGGATAATGAAGCTGCTATGGCTGCGGATAAAGCTCGTAGAGCTGCTATTGTAAATAAAGCTCGTCCTATGTTTACCATAGATAACACACCCCCCGGCACCAAGCGCAGAGCAGAAGCGGTGGCTAAAAAGAAATCTGATGCGGCAAAGAAGTCTGTAATGGCGAAAAAAATAGCCTCACGCGATGCTAAAGAGAAAGCGCGGCAAGGCAAAGCTATAGCAAAAACTGCTGTGGATCGCCCAATACCTAAGCGTCCTTCAGCAATCAGCTTGAAGAATGCCGCTGAACAAAAAGCAAAACGCCCTATGAGACCCAAAGTGCCGCCTACAAGTAGTGTTAAGCCGTCTAAAGCAGACGCGGCTAAAACTAAAAATGACATGAAAGACCCCCCATCAGGGCTTGCTAATGTAACAGGTACGCCACAAGGAAAAACTGGCAGTCCTAGACGTAATGTTGGTTCTGGTAGAGAAGAAAAAGCTAATGTTACGCGGGAACAGCTACAGAAAACTGGGTTATCGCTACGTGATTATCTGAACTTTATGGATAAGAACAATAGACGACCTAATAAATCTGACGCAGCGGCGGCTAAAAAGATAACAGCAGGATTTAAAGCGAAGAAAACTAAGAAAATGATGGGTGGTGGTATGATGAAGTCTAAAATGAAAGCTAAAGGTATGAAAGCTGGCGGTAAGATGAAAGCTAAAGGCATGGCTAAAGGCGGGATGATGAAGTCTAAAGGCATGGCTAAAGGTGGTGCCATGAAGACCAAGGGTTACAGTGCTGGCGGTAAGCTACCAATGGTTAAAGATCCTAAGACCGGCAAGATGGTTCCTGCATACGCTGCCGATGGTAAGGGTAAGATGATGGCTGGTGGCAAGGTCAAATCTAAAGGCTACAAAGCTGGCGGAAAGATAAAGTCCAAGATGTCCACTAAAGGTGGCGTTGCTGGTGGCAAGAGAAATAAAGTTCGCGGTGCTGGCATTGCTCGTAAGGGTGTACGTCCAGCGAAGATGAGATGAGAAGCTACTATAAGACAGGCGGCAAGGTTAAGTCGGGTGGAAAAATCTGCCCTTCGGGTAAAGCGTGGGCCAAGCGTACGTTTGATACCTACCCGTCTGCTTATGCGAACATGGCGGCTTCTAAGTATTGCAAAGACCCTAGTTATGCTAGAGGCAGTAAGAAAAAGAAGAAGAAGTAGTGGGACAGCTTAAACAGTGGCGGGATCAGCAGTGGGTTCGTATTGGCGCGGATGGTGGCATTAAAGGCCCATGTGGTACGTCGAAAGACAAAAAGAACCCAGACCGCTGTTTACCTAAAGCTAAGGCGCAGTCACTAAGCAAAGCGGAACGCGCTACTACTGCCCGTAAGAAGAAAAAAGCTGGCGCAAAAGGTCAGCAGGTAGTTAGTAATACCAAGGCTGCTAAAGTTAGAACCGCTAAAGAAGGTGGTGTGATACGGGCAAACCACAGAGGCTGTGGGGCAGTAATGAACAATAGACGTAAGAAAACTCTGTACGTATAGGAATAGACGATGACTACATCTGGAACAACAGCATTTGACATGGATTTCACGGAGATCGCTGAAGAGGCGTGGGAACGTGCTGGTCGTGAAATGCGTTCTGGGTATGACCTACGTACCGCCAGACGCTCTATGAACTTGATGACTATTGAGTGGCAGAACCGTGGCATCAACATGTGGACGATTGACGAAGGTACTCTTAACCTTGTTGAAGGTACATCTGAGTACACACTACCCGCCGATACCATTGACCTACTAGAACAACAGATACGTACAGGCAGTGGCAATGTAGCTACTCAGTCTGACCTCACTATCAGCCGTATCAGTGTAAGCACGTATGCGTCTATACCTAATAAGTTAACACAGGGTAGGCCGATTCAGGTTTATATAGAACGTCTACGAGATGCCCCCAAAATCAACGTATGGCCTGTCCCAGACAATAATGACTATGTATTTTACTACTGGCGTATGCGCCGTATAGAGGACGCTGGAGCAGGTATACAGACCTCTGATATGAACTTTAGGTTTTTCCCGTGCCTAGTAGCGGGACTAGCGTATTATATCGCTATGAAGATCCCAGAGCTTATGGCACGAGTACCTATGCTGAAAGAAGCGTATGAAGAGCAGTTTGCGTTAGCGGCTGGAGAAGATAGGGAGAAAGCGTCTCTACGGCTTGTACCGCGTGCAACTAGGGTTTAGTAATGTCGAACCGATTTGCATCAGCTAAAAAAGCCCTTGCGGAATGTGATGTTTGTGGGTTTCAGTACAAACTAAGAGAGCTAAAGAACTTAGTACGAAAAGGGAATAACACAAACATAAAGGCGTGTCCTTCATGCTGGAATCCAGACCAACCGCAACTAAAGTTGGGTGAGTTTCCAGTAGACGATCCGCAGGCTATTAGAGATCCAAGACCTGATAGAAGTTTAGGGGTAGCGGGTATCCATAGCAGCAGACAGATACAGTGGGGTTGGAACCCTGTAGGGGTAGGAGATGACCCTTACAATCTAACTCCAAATGACTTGGTTGCCACAGGGCAGGTAGGTACAGTAACAGTAACAACAACTTAGAGATGTGACATGAAAGCACCAAAAGTGGTTAAAACCGTAGGATGGCCTACACCAGTAGAAGTAAAAGACGCACCTAAGCCTGATATGTCTGGTGTTAAAACTACCGGCATTAAAGTACGTGGTACTGGCGCAGCAACTAAAGGACTTATGGCCCGTGGGCCTATGGCGTAGATATGAACTACACTGAACTGAAAACAAACATCCAAGACATCTGTGAGAACACGTTTACAGATGACCAGCTTGCTATGTTTACAGAACAGGCAGAGCAGAAGATCTATAACGCAGTTCAGATACCGGCGCTACGTAAAAACGTCACGGGGACAGTAACAGGCAGTAATACTTATTTGACTGTACCCACAGACTTTTTGTATGTGTATAGCCTTGCGGTTGTGGATTCTAGCGGGAATTATCACTTTCTGCTAAACAAAGACGTTAACTTTGTTCGTGAAGCGTATCCAGCCGCTACACCTACAGGGCTACCTAAGCACTATGCAGTGTTTGATGAGACTACGTTCCTTCTTGGGCCTACTCCTGATTCTAGCTATGTCACTGAGTTACATTATGGCTACTACCCAGAATCTATAGTTACTGCCGGTACTTCTTGGCTAGGCACTGAGTTTGACTCCGCACTGTTAAACGGCGCTCTGGTCGAAGCCATACGGTTTATGAAAGGGGAGCCTGATTTGGTTGCGTTGTACGATAAGATGTACGTCACATCAATGAGCCTATTAAAAGTATTAGGCGATGGTAAACTACGCTCAGACACATATAGATCAGGGCAATCTAGGATGGAAGTACAGTAAAGTATGTTTTTTGAAGCGCCTAAATTAGAAGTAGGTAACGTATTAGTAACGACTACAAGCAATAAAGGACATGATCCTGAGTTTTGGGCGCAATCTGCTGCGGATAGAATTGTTAGTGTCGGTGGGAATTGCCACCCCGCAATAGCTCAACAAGCGGAAGAGTTTAAAGAAGCGGTAAAGGCTACTTCTCTACACTATATTCAAGAAGCAATTAAGAGCGATAGGACTACCCTTACCGCTGAATTAGAACGTCAAGGCCATAAAGACATGGCAGACATAATTAGGAGTCTATAATGGCTATTTCTACGGCAATGTGTACTTCGTTTAAGGTTGAGATCTTAAAGGCTGTTCATAACTTTACTGCTACTTCAGGTAATACGTTTAACTTAGCGTTATACACAAGCTCTGCAACATTAGGTGCAGCTACTACAGCGTATTCAACCAGCAATGAAGTAAGCGGTACAAACTACACAGCAAAGGGTGCTGCTCTAACTAGCGTTACGCCGGTTGCTAGTGGGACAACCGCTCTTGGTGACTTTGCTGACCTTACATTTTCAAATGCAACAGTCACTGCAAATGGCGCATTGATCTTTAATGACACAGCGTCTGGCGATCCAGCCGTTTGTTCTCTAGCTTTTGGTGGCGATAAAACTTCTACCGCAGGTGACTTCACTATTCAGTTCCCCGCAGCAGATGCGTCAAATGCGATTATTCGCATAGCATAAGGCGTAACGTGTGGCGGTTATTAATGGCTGGGGCAGAGGCACTTGGGGCCAACTTGAGTGGGGCGAAGGTGCGGTTCCAGTCACTGTCACAGGCGTTGCAGGAACGGGTGCGGCAGGTACAGTTACAGTCGTCGCAGAAGCAAATGTCAGTGTCACAGGTGTTGTCGGCACGGGCGCGGTTACAACTGTCACTGTCGATGCGGAAGCCAATGTTTCTGTTACTGGTGTGGCGGGAACGTCTGCCCTTGGTACAATCTCGCTTGTTACGAATAACACAATCGTACCGACAGGTGTTGCAGGTACGGGTGCAGCAGGTACAGTTACTGTTGACGCAGAGGCTAATACCGCTGTCACGGGTGTTGAAGGAACTGGATCTGTCGGAACGGTTTCTGTATCCAGTAATGCGGATATTGGTGTTTCTGGCGTTGTTGGTACTGGAGCGGCTGGCACAGTTTCAATCAGTTTGGGACAAACAATCGTCCCGACTGGTGTTGAAGGTACGGGCGCTGCTGGCACCGTAACGGTTGATGCAAAAGCCACGGTAGTAGTTATCGGGGTTTCAGGTACTGGAGAGATAGGCGCTTTTAATGTTTGGGGGCTAGTAGATGATTCACAGACTCCAAATTGGATTAATATAAACGACAGTCAGACTCCCACATGGTCTGATGTATCAGACAGTCAGATTCCTAATTGGGAAGAGGTAGCATAAAATGGCAACTTTTGTAAACGACCTACGCTTGAAAGAGATCGCCACGGGCGACGAATCAGGAACTTGGGGAACAAGTACAAACACAAATTTAGAACTTATTGCTAACGCAATGGGTGTCGGTGCAGAGGCCATAGCCAACGCCAGTACACACACTATTACGATGGCAGACGGTACAGCCGATGAGTTTAGAAGCACCTTCTTACGCCTAACGGGTGGTGGTACAGCTTGTACGGTCACCTTAGCTCCCAATACGCTATCTCATACTTGGATTATGCGTAATGAGACTGCTGCCGCTTTGACGCTTACTCAAGGATCTGGGGCAAACGTAATTATAGCTGCTGGTCAGACTAAGATCGTAGCTACGGATGGTGCAGGATCAGGCGCGATTGTTTACGAGATGGATGATCTTGAGCTTGCTGGTAACTTAGCAGTAGGCGGCGAGTTATCTACTCCATCAGCAGGAACCTCTAATACCCGTATAGGTGTCAACGCAGGTAACTCCATAGCTTCTGGCGGCAACTATAACGTGGTTATTGGCGATGAAGCGGGTACGGCTTTGACTACGGCTGATGGCAATGTTGCTGTGGGCTTTGAGGCCCTCAAGACTGAGGATGCTAATGGTGAAAGTACTGCCATAGGATACCAAGCGTTAAAAACTCAAAACGCAGGAATCTCAGGTCTTAATGTTGCGGTTGGCTATCAAGCTGGCGCAGCCGTTACCACGGGAACAATCAATACGCTTATCGGTGCTTTAGCTGGTGATGCTTTAACAATTGGTAATTCAAATACAGTCGTGGGGCATACAGCTTTAAGCGCAGATACCAAAGGCGATAGGAATGTAGCTATTGGTAATAATGCTTTAGCACAGCAAAATTTTACAACTTCTACAGATTCTTACAACGTAGCAGTGGGTTATGTAGCAGGTGGATCAGTCAGCACGGGAACTAACAACACCCTCATCGGTGGTCTTGTCGGTGATGCACTAACAACAGGCTTCAATAATGTGGCTATGGGTTATGACGCATTAGGGGCAAATACAGCATCTGGCGCTCATGTAGCTATTGGTTATGAAGCACTTAAAACTTTAAATAGCACCACAAATACAAGTCAATTCAATACCGCTGTTGGAACCCAAGCTGGCAAGTCAGTCACCACGGGAATCCGCAACACAATTTTGGGTGGAGAAGCAGGTGACGCTCTAACGGACGCAGATGACAACGTAGCCATTGGAGCATTAGCACTCAGTGGGGATACTCTGGGAAGTCAATCAGTAGCTATTGGTAGAGGCGCACTAAAAGTACAGAACTTCACAACTGCTACAAATACTTTTAATACAGCCGTGGGGTACAGTGCAGGTGAGTCAGTCACCACGGGAACTCAGAACACTCTTGTTGGAACCCTATCAGGTGATGCGCTCACTGTAGGTACTAGAAATGTAGCAATGGGGGTTGCCGCATTAGGTGCGGATACAAAAGGAAGTAAATCAGTAGCTATTGGTAATGCCGCGTTAGCGACTCAAAACTTCACTACAGCCACCGATGCTTTCAATGTAGCAGTGGGGGTTGATGCAGGCACAAACGTCACCACGGGAACTAGCAACACTCTCATCGGGGGTCTTGCGGGTGATGCGATTACTTCAGGCGCTTCTAATGTCGCCGTGGGCATTAATTCTTTAGGTTCTAACCAAACTGGTTCTAACTCGGTAGCTGTTGGTAATGGAGCTTTATCCGCGCAACAAGGCTCTGGCAATATGTTTAATGTTGGCATCGGAGCAGACGCAGGGGTAGCAGTCACCACGGGAATCCAAAACACTATTGTTGGCAGCCTAGCAGGTGATGCCCTCACTGATGCCGACTTTAATGTAGCACTTGGTTACGCGAGTTTGAGTACGGACACTCTAGGAAGTAGATCTGTGGCTCTCGGTCACGCAGCATTAAACAATCAAAACTTTACAACGGCTACAGATACTTACAATACAGGGCTTGGGTTCCACGCTGGTTTGGCAGTCACCACGGGAATTCAGAACACTTTTGTGGGTGGTCTTGCAGGTGATTCTTTGACTACCGGAAACAATAATACTTTTGTAGGCTTCTCTTCTGGCACTGACGGAACAACTACAGGGAGTGATAACACTGCAATTGGTACGGCTTCATTACCATCTTTGACATCTGGATCTAGTAATTGTGCGATGGGACAGAATGCAGCCCCAGCCATAACAACAGGCTCAAATAACCTTTGCTTGGGGCATGATGCAGGTCGAACAGGAAGTCCCGGAGGCAATCTTACATCAACATCTAATAATATTAGTTTGGGTGATGAAAATATCTCTCAAGCAAACATTCAAGTAGACTGGACAATCGCCTCTGATGCAAGAGACAAGACAGACTTTACAGCCCTAGACTTAGGCTTAGACTTTGTTAAAGCACTAGCACCTGTCACTTACAAGTGGGACAAGCGTTCTAAATATGGCGACAAGACTGCTAAAGACTATGACCTTAACGACCAAACTCCAGACGGAACCCATAAAGAAGATTGGTTAGACATTGGCTTTAAGGCACAAGAAGTAGAAGCCCTTGAGATCGCGGCAGGATACAACAAAAACAACAAGACCAACCTAGTCTCTAGTCACACAGATGACGGCAAGCAGATGGGTCTTCAGTACAGCAAGTTTGTACCAATCCTTGTAAAGGCAATCCAAGAACAAAACGCTTTGATTGAAGCACTCACCGCAAGAATAGAAACCTTAGAAGGATAAAACAATGACCAGAGAAGCAGATCAAATCGCACAGGACTACTCAGCAATGCTAGGTAGTGTAAGCGTAATCACAAGCGTCCTAGACTCAAGCAATGAGTTTGGTAACGACCTCACAAATACTGAGAAGCAGGAGCGTATTCTGCGTTCTTCTGGCTACCTAGAGTTTATGGTCGCCCTAAAAGATTGGGGTTCTGAGGATATGTCTACAGTAAACGCTGCTGTTACGGCTGCTAAAGCATACGATCCTGCTGCCTAATGGATGAAGTCCAGTACCGTATGATGCCGTTACCGTCATTGTTTTTGATGGAAACGACTGTGCCTGAGCATATGGTTACAAGCCTTAACGACTACTTAGATGAGTTGATGCATCAGACTGATCGTATCTCAGCAGCACATACGCTAGTAGGTCAGATAGGTAACGGCGAACAACTTGTAATGGATCACGAAGATGGTCGTATAGCAGAGTTTTCCCAGTTCCTAACGAGCATGGGTGCCGAATACGTCAGTGCGTTTATGGCTAACACAGGTCAGCAATTAGATGGCAACCGTAACGTAGAGATGGATGAGCTTTGGTCAGTGCATTCTTATGCTGGCGATTACAACCCAATTCACGATCACGGCACTAAAACTATTATGGGCGTTAGCTGTACAACGTGGACTAAAGTACCAGAACAGATCCTAGCTCAACCTGCGGCGGGTAGTGAGTCGTACAACCTATATAACGCCTCTGGCGCGTCTGACGGGTATCTTTGTTTTAACTACGGACAAAGTGCCTCATGGGACAAAGAGCGCCTTAAACCTACGCAGAACGTGGTTATGAAGCCCGAAGTAGGTAAGTTATTATTCTTTCCGAGTTGGCTGCAACACATGGTATATCCTTTCCAAGGCGAGGGTGAACGCCGTACTGTGGCAGCTAACTTAAACTGCTGGCCCGTGCAGCAAGAGCAACCACACTAAGGATTAACATGAGCGAAGAAAATACAGTAACAATCAATGATGAACAGTATGACTTTGAAGGTCTAGCTGTAGAGACTCAGGCAAATATAGCCCGTGTGAACGAGTTACGCCGTGAAATATCTACGTTAAAAATGCAAACCAACGAGCGCGAACTTCTCCTGCAAGCCTATACCAGAGCAATTGTTGAATCGGTTAAGCCTGTCGAAGAAGCTGAAGTAGAGGCAAGCTAATGGGTGTTATGACTGACGCGCAAAAACGCAAGATGATTAAAGAACTCAAAGGTGCAAGTAAGCTCCACGCCAATCAAGCTAAACGTCTTGAAAAAACGCTTGAGAAAAAGACAAAGAAGTAATGTGTTATCTGGCGTTGTCAGAGGAGTACGGTTTGGACAAGGGCGACAAGGCTTTACAAGAAATAAATACCCATGAGCGTGAATGCGCTTTGAGGTACGAAAGAATTGAAGAACGGTTAAAAGATGGATCGCGTAGATTTGACAGGTTAGAAAATATGATCTGGGGTGTATATGCCGCCGTATTCATAGCTGTCGCAATACCGATATTAATGTCTATGAGGTAGAACATGATTGCAGAAATCTCCGCGATTGTGGCTGGGGTCAATATGGCTTCAAACGCAATCAAAAAGGCAGCAAGCACAGCGGATGATTTAAGCACCATAGGAACCTTTCTCAGCAAGCTGGGTGGGGCTGAAGTAGAACTGGCTAAGGCTCAGAACCAAGGCGGCTTGTCGGAAGCTGACGCTGTAAAAGCTGCGCTGGCGCGTAAGCAAATTGCAGAGACAATGCAGGAAGTTAAAGACCTGTTTGTTATGAGCGGCAATGGTCATTTGTATCAGCAGTGTATGCAAGAAATGGCAAATGCTAGAAAGGCCAAGCAAGAAGAATTGGCTAGGGCTACGGCAAAGAATAAAAAGTTCTGGAAAGATATGCGCCAGATTGGGATGCTTATTTTGCTGGTTGTTGTTTTAGTACCCGCTGCTGTAGGCGCATTATTGGCTTATTTGACCAGATGATTATGGCGTTTTTGCTTATTGTCATCATAGATGGTGAGCCTTTAAAAGAAGAGTTTTACTTTAGGGATGTGACTCGCTGCAATCAGTTTGCGTACTACGTTGAGTCAGGCGCAGTTAAAATAGGTAAACAAGAGCGTAACCAAAACAATATAAGTGCTTACTGCATACCTAAGAAGATAGGCCGTAACACGAAGACTTGGGATTAAACTATGAGCATCGTCGCATCATTAGTAGGGCCGGTCACAGGGCTACTGGACAAATTCATAGAAGACAAGGATCAGAAGAATGCCTTGGCCCATGAGATAGCTACGATGTCAGAACGACATGCCCAAGAGCTTATGAAGGGCCAACTAGACGTAAACAAGACCGAAGCCGCACATAAGTCGTTATTTGTTGCTGGCTGGAGGCCGAGTATCGGTTGGGTGTGTTCGCTGGGCTTACTCTACAATACAATTATTGCCAACATACTGGGAATCTGGGTAGACCTACCCGAAATAGATACAACCCTGCTTGTTCCGGTTATGATGGGGATGCTCGGTTTGGGCGCAATGAGAAGCTACGAGAAGGTCAACTCTGTAGCTAGGGAGAAGTAATGAGTAATCTAGTTAAGATGCTTAAACGCCACGAAGGTGTTCGGTCTAAGTCTTATATATGCTCGGCGGGGTATGAAACAATTGCAGTAGGCAGAAATATTAGTGAGTCCGGTCTTGGACTGTCTGATGATGAGATTGACTACTTACTAGCAAACGACATCAAGCGGGTACGAGAAGAGCTTACGGACTCATACTTCTGGTTCCCCGCAATGAACGAAGCGCGGCAAGACGCTATGATTGATATATCGTTTAATCTGGGCCAGACTCGATTACGTGGGTTCGTTAAAGCTGTTGAGGCTATGTCCCGCGAACAATTTGATATTGCTGCCGATGAGTTTATGGACAGCAAATGGGCTACACAAGTGGGCAACCGTGCCTTAGAGGTAACTGAGATGATCCGCACAGGTGAGTATCAATAATGCCGCTTCAGAAGCTATTATTCAAACCCGGAGTAAACCGTGAGACTACAAGGTATGCGGCAGAAGAGGGTTGGTTTGACTGCGATAAAGTCAGATTTCGTGGTGGGCTACCAGAAAAAATAGGTGGGTGGCAACCGCTATCTATTTACACGTTTCTTGGCTTGTGTAGGTCTTTACACAGTTGGGTCACGCTATCTAATCAAAAGTTGTTAGGTGTAGGCACAAACCTCAAGTTCTACTTAGAAAAAGGTGGGTTGTACTACGACATAACTCCAGAACGCACTCCATCAGGTGTGTCTTTAACCAACCCGTTTGCTACTACCAGTGGGTCTACTACAGTCACTGTAACCGATGCTAATGGTGGGTATGTAAACGGTGATTTCGTTACATTTAGCGGAGCATCTGCTGTAGGCGGACTAACTTTAAACGGTGAGTTCCAGATAACTTATCTTACAGGTAATACTTACACCATAGAATCTGCTACAGCCGCTAGTTCTTCTGCTACAGGTGGAGGTTCGGTAACAGCTAAGTACCAGATAAATGTTGGCCCAGAAATAGAAGTTCCGCTAGTAGGTTGGGGTGCAGGTGGGTGGAGCCAAGGTACTTGGGGTAACGGAATAGAAACAGCTACAGATTCCTTACGTCTATGGAGTCAGTCTAATTTCGGTGAAGACCTTATATTTGGCCCCCGTAACGGCTCAGTCTACTACTGGGATGCTTCCAACGCTGACGGACTTAACGGGCGTGCGGTAGAACTATCTGCACTTAGTGGTGCGTCTAACACACCCACAGTACAAAACTTTATTCTTGTATCGGATATAAGTCAGTTCGTTTTCTGCTTTGGTGCCAATACAATCGGCAGTGCCGTACAAGACCCTTTACTTATTAGATGGTCAGATCAAGCAAACGCGGTTCAGTGGACTCCCGGCGCAACTAACCAAGCAGGTGACATAAAGCTGTCCAAAGGCTCTCAGATAGTAACTGCTCTACAGTCCCGCCAAGAAGTTTTGGTATGGACTGACGCTGCTATGTACGCGCTACAGTATCTAGGCGGGGCTTTAGTTTGGGGTTCCCAGTTACTTGGTGAAAACATATCTATTGCTTCTCAGAATTCAGCCGCTTACTCAGACGGTGTAGCTTACTGGATGGGTCGTGATTCTTTCTATATGTACGATGGTAGAGTTAAGAACTTACGCTGTGACCTAAAACGGTTTGTGTTTAATGACTTTAACTTCGATCAGGTAGATCAAGTGTTTGCCGGTACTAACGAAGGGTTCGACGAGGTTTGGTGGTTCTACTGCTCTGCTAACTCAACCACAATAGACAAGTATGTAGTTTATAACCACGTATTGGACGTATGGTACAACGGCACACTCGCACGCAGTGCTTGGCTAGATTCTGGCACCCGTGCCCACCCTGTTGCTGCTACGTACAGTAATAATCTAGTTACGCACGAAAACGGTGTTGACGATAACGTAACAGGCACTAACATCGCCATATCCTCGTTTATAACGTCAGCACAGTTTGATATACAGGACGGGAACAGCTTCTCGTTTATACGTCGAATACTGCCAGACGTTACATTTGATGGATCTACTGTGGATAGCCCTAGCCTGACTATGGAGCTACTGCCGCTACAATCATCTGGATCTGGGTTTAACTCACCCCTGTCTGAAGGTGGGTCTAATAGTGCCGCAGTTACACGCAGTGCCATAGTCCCTGTTGAGGCGTTTACAGATCAGGTCTATACCAGAGTACGTGGTAGGCAGTTATCCATAAAGATAGAGTCTGGAGATGTTGGGGTTACTTGGCAGCTAGGCGCACCCCGTTTAGACATACGCCCAGATGGTAGGCGGTAATGGCAGAAGACATAAACTTTGTTTCCCCTAGACTACCTGACCCACCAAAGGAATATGATTCGCAGTCTTTTGAGCAGTTTAATAACGTACTACGTATATACTTTAATCAATTAGATGACGGGCTAAGAAAAGCAGCGGTATCCCCAGAAACTCAAGCGCAGGTATGGTTCCTTGGCTAACGAATATAAAAATGCAAAAGTGGATTTAACCACTACCAACGCTACCACGCTGTATACATGCCCTTCAGCTAAAACAGCTATTATAAAGTCACTACTTGTGTCCGAAGATTCAGGTAACGCTGATACTATAACAGTGACGTTGACCAACGCTGCCGCTGCCGTGTTTAGCTTATTTAAGGTTAGTGCAGTAGGCGCTAATGGTACTGTGGAGTTACTTACTTCTCCTATAGTGCTGGAAGAATCGGAAATAATTAAAGTAACCGCAGCAACTGCTAATAGGCTCCATGTGGTCGCCAGTATATTAGAGGTGTCGTAGTGAACATAGGAAACACAGGGCTAGGAAGTCTAGGGTTAGGTGGGCTAGACCAAGCCGAAATACAACGGCGTATAGCTCAGTATCAGTCTGGAATTGGTAGCGTACCCGCCTCCGTTAAACCTACTCCTACTCCTACTAAAGCTGTAGCACCTAGACCTACGCCTACCCCGTACCGAGGAGGGCCATCTGCACCCGGTTTTGGGCCTAAAACCACACCCGTGCCATATGCCACTCCTACTAAAGCTGTAGCACCTGTAACGCCTAAACCCGCTATAACCGATGCTCGTGTACCCGGTGCTGGAATAGATTACGTTGCACCAAAACCTACTGTAACTGCGCCTACAGCAAACCCATTTCTAGGTTCAGATCCTAATTTCTCTGGCCTACAAGACTACCGCGACAAAATACTTTCTGGTGGTGCCGACTACTTTAAAATTGATGATGTAGATGAAGTAGACGACTACTACGACAATGCTTACGAAAAGGCTTTTGAGTCTATTCCGGGGTTAAATACAATAGACACAATTGGTGGTGAGGGTGGCATTGGTGGAGGTCAAGTAGATTACAACCCAACACGTAATCTTGAAGACGGAGAATACCGCTCATACGTAAGCGATGTACCTGAGTACTTAAAAGGGTTTAAAACTGTCACTAACATAGCGGACACTAAAAATGCTTATGGGAGTATTGCTGGGCTAGACAGTATAGACGATACATCCGCAGTTCTTAGTTCTCACTACGGTTACGACATTACACCTATGGAGGCCGAAACTAGAAAATTTGGTGGTAACTTACAGACACATACCAGCTCTAATACCGCAGAACTATCTGAGTTTCAGTCGTTAGTTAAACCCATATTGAAAGAACAGATACCGTACCTACAGGCAACTGAAGGACTAGGCTACCAAGATGCTTTGATGGAAGCGTACAAGCGTGACCCAATGCTTCAGTCCCTGTATGCAAAATATGATGTAACTCCCGCCCGACAAACAAAGGACGGCTCGTCGTATTTGTACGACCCAATGACTTACAGTGAAATCCGCACCAAAGAAGTTAAAGATAGCTCAGTAAAAGACGCTATAAAAATGGCAGCTATTATTGCAGCTTCTGTATACGGGGGTCAGTTTCTAGCTGGCTCTGGTTTATTTGGCGGCGGCGGTGCGAGTGTTGCTGCGGGTGCTGCTACTCCGGGTGCTCTCGGTACGGGTTTAGCGTATGGCACTGCTTCTGGACTAACAACTGCCGTTACTGGAGGCGATCTTGAAGATGTTGCTAAATCTTTTGCTACAGCAGGTATTACAGCAGGTGTAGGTGCTTACGCAAAGGGGTTGTCGGCTAATGCTGCTCAACTAGCAGAAACGGCAAAAGGGGCTAAAGAAGGTAGTGACTTGTTTAATGCAGCGAAAGCTGCCGCAGATACCGCCAATACGTTTAACAAAACAGTAAAGGGCGTTAAGTTTATTACCAAAGCTGTGAGCGGTGATGCTGCTGGTGCAGCTATTTCTTTGTATGGAGATAACTTTACTAGGGGCGCGTTAAACAAAGCAGGGTTTAATGAAAAGTTTCTTGACAAATATAACATTAACCAAGACGACCTAACCGCTGGCCTAGTCAAAACTCAACTAGAAATAGCAGGTGGCGCTGAGATTGGTGACGCACTAATCAGTGGTTTAGGAAAGTACGTACAAGAAGGTGGCGCGATAGGCACGCCAAAAATAGAAGCTCCTGAGATTCTAAGTAGAGCCGCTAAAGTTCTACGTACCGTAGGTAAGAAGTTTGATGATACGATTTTTGAACCTGTAAAAGATGCTGCTAAACCTATTGCTAAAGGAATAAGAGAAACGGGTAAAGGGTTTGACGACAGAATCATTAAGCCTGTTAAAGAAGCAAGTAAGGCCGTTACAAAGCCTATTGTTGATGTAGCTAAAACAGTAGGTAGTGCCGCAGATGACACTCTAATACAGCCTGTACGTAAAGTAGCTAAAGCCGCAGACGACACTCTAATACAGCCCGTACGTAAAGTAGCTAAAGCCGCAGATGACGTAACAAAGCCTGTCAGAGAAGGTGTTTCAGACGTAGTTAAGGACGTTGTTAAAGCTACAGGCTTAGGTATAGGTGATGTTATAGCCCTTCTTATGGGCGGTGCTGGTGGTGCTGGCGGCGCTGGTGTACGAGGTGGTACGCCGGGAACTATAACTGAAGAGGCTTCTCCTTTGTTTAAGTTAGCAAAGGAAGAAGAGGGGCAGGAAGACGATGTAGCTAACTTCTTAGCTAGTCTTACGGGCAACAATCCTGTAGTAAATGTTGCATCTGGTGGTATGATACAAAGTTCTTATGGGGATCTATTTGACACGATCCACCAACCAAAACAAACATCTGACAGTACGCTTAACGAGTTACTGCGGATAGTTGGGAGTAAATAATGGCTGACGATTACGCATGGATGGATGATTTATTAAAAACTTCTGGCCCATCTAGCGGGCCTATAAATACCGACTATTTAGATTACTTCACCAATACCGACGGAAAAAGTGGTATAGACACTTCTTTTTTTACTGGTTTTGTTGACCCTGAAGACGACAGGAATGCATTTCAAAAACTATTAGGTGGGTTACTTGGCGGTGGCGGTGGTGGAGATAAGTCTAAAGTTGACCCTCTACAAGCCCTACTGGGTTTAGGTTTAGCCAGCTACGGCAAGGATCGTGGTTTCTTCAATCCTGATGTACCCGATGTGGGCTACCAAGGTGAGATACCTAAGTATCAAGCTATCCAAGAAGTTGTTAAGGGTAGAGATGATTCAGATCGTCGTCCCGGCAGTGGTGGAAGACGCTACATGTCAGACGTTATATACGCTAAAGCACCTGAAAATCAAGAACCTATGTCCGTTGCAGAAGCTCAAGCCAAAGCAAAAGCTCAAGCACAAGGGTTTGCCGAAGGTGGCTATCTTAATGGTGACTCTGACGGGCAAGCTGATGAAGTTCCCGGTAACATTGACGGCGTACAGGAAGCTAGACTTAGCCACGGTGAATACGTGTTACCTGCTGATCTAGTATCTCTTTTAGGTAACGGCAACTCTGATGCGGGTGCAAAAGCCCTAGATGATTTTATGGCTATGGTACGTAAGCAAGGCACTGGCACTGAGAAACAACAAAAGAACATTAAGGCTGACAAAGTTTTAGCCTCTTTGATGCAAGGTAAGGGGTAAGTTATGGCAGCAACTGATTTAGGGGTTAACGACCCCAATAGTACTGTAGGACAACCCGCAGGAACGTCAGGCGTTTTATCAGAGTTTGCGGGTGAATATGTCTCTGATATGCTGGGTAAAACTAGAGCCTTAGCTGATAAACCTTATAATGCTTATGGTGGCCCACTCACTGCCGGTGCCTCTGGCTTACAGAATCAAGCCTTCGGCGGTTATGGCGCACTAGATCCTAATCAACAGACCGGCATTGGTAGTTTCGGTTTCGGTGCTGGGCCGGGTTCTTTTGGTTTCGGTAGTGCAGCGGGTCAAGGGTACTCACCGGGGTTTACCGCTGGTTCTGCCGATTTATCTGGTATGCAAGCAGGTAGTTTTACTGGAGATACTGCACAGCAGTATATGAACCCTTACTTACAGGCTGCACTGAACCCTCAGATAGCTGAAGTTCGTAGACAAGAAGCAATCACACAGTCGCAAGATGCTGGTAGAGCCGCTCAAGCAGGGGCTTTTGGTGGGTCGCGTTCATTTATTATGGATGCTGAAAGAGCGCGTAATACAGGGCAACAGATTGCCGATATTACTGGGCAAGGCTACGCTCGTGCTTTTGATACCGCACAGCAACAGTTCAATACTGAACAAGATATGCGCCAGCGTATTGCTGAAGTCGGCATAGATCAGTTTAACAAAGAACAAGCTGGCCTACGTACTGACGAAGCTGCTCGTAGAGGACAATTTAATACTGAAGCTGAACGCCTAGCCGCCTTTGATGAAGCAAGAAGGGGGCAGTTTAATGAAGAAGAACGCCGTCAAATGCAGTTCGATGAGTACGGTAGAAATCAGTTTAACGAAGAAGAGCGCCGTAGAATTGACGCGGCAGAAGCTGATCGTCGTTATGGCCTGTCTGCATTAAGAGATATGAGTGCTGCTGGTGCCGCTGAACGAGATATAGCACAACAAGGTATTACCGCTGACTACTTACAGTACCAACAAGAACAGCAGTATCCTTACGAACAACTACAGTTTATGCAGTCAATGCTTGAAGGCTTGCCAGTAGCCGCTAGAACACAATCATATGTTGCCCCCGGTTCTTTTCAAGAATTATCAGGTGCATCAGGCGGCGTAATGGCGTTGCTAAGATCTTTGGGTATAGGGTAGGTAATTAAAAATGTTAAATAATCCAATCCAACAAATTGAACGTACTCAAGACGCTTACGCAGGTAATCCAGAAGGGCTACAGAAGCGTGCTAACATGTCAAAAGAACTTATAGATCTTCTGGCTATGCAGGCGTTGCAATCGGATCTTGCCGCTCAAAAACGCAATATGGCTATGCAGCAGCAGGGCAACCCCCAAACCGTTAAAGACCAACTAAAAGAAGGTCTTATGGGTGAGTACCGTCAAGAAGCCGCTAAAGACTTAGGTATAAACCCAAGTGAAGGTGATGTAGTTGAGCGTACGGGTATAGCAGGCCAGCAGATGGCACAAAACGCACAGATGGCTCAAGGCCCACAAGGAATGCCACAAGGCGGTGGCGGTGTAGCAAGTCAAGCTGGCCCAGTTAATCTAGCTGGTGGTGGTATTGTTTCGTTTAAAAAAGGCTCAGAAGAAGAAGGCGCGGTAGAAGCAGAAGCAGATGCACTAGGCCAGTTCTTATTAGCCAGCGCAGCAGATCCTGAAAAAGCAGAAAAAATGCGCCAGATCATGGAGAGGATACAAAAAAGTAGAGGGGATGTTGCTAGGCTACCGGAAGTAAAAGGTGGTGGAGCAGGACTTGCGGAGTTTCGTAGAAGGCAAGGATTTGATACAAGCACTGATGACCCTTCTGCTGGCCCCTCTGCTGCCCCCTCTGCTGGTGGCATAGCAAGTTTACCTTCTTACGCAACGCCAATAGACCCAATAACAGGCAAACTACAAGATCTAACCCCGTTACCCCCCGGTGGTGGAGTTTTAGCCCCCCGAACAAAACCCGGTAGTGGAGTTATGATGACTCCCGAAATGATTAAAGAAGTTGAAGAAACCGCAGCCGCAGCCAAACCCCCTACAGTAGCACCCCCCGCTGCACCTACAATAGATCCTGATGCGGGTATTAAAGCCGCGCTAGAAAAATCTGCAAACTTAGACCCTGTAGAACAAGCAAAAGCTAGATCAGCGGCTGTCAAAGACGATCTTGGCTTAACCGAAGGCATTGCTACGTTAGAAGATCGTCAGAAGCGTAGAGAAAAAGCATACGAAGAAACATCCGCTTCTGGTATGGATAATTTGATAGACCTACTTACGGCAGGTGGTCGTGGTGGTATTACTGGCGTAGGTGCTCGTAGTGGTCAGTTACGAAGAGAAGAAAACGCACGCCGTATGGCCTACGAAGATACTCTCGACGGTATAGAAGATAAGACTATGACTCTCCGCTCTACCATAGGTGGTAAGGCTGCTACTAGCTACGACAACACCATGAAGACTATGTTGACTGTCCAGCAAGGTGCTCAGAACTCACTACTGACCCTAAGTGCAAACGAACAAAAAGCTATCAGAGAAGAGCGTGCTAATAACTTAGCAGAAGCTAGAAATGATCTGTCGCGTGAGAACCTTTTGTTAAATACCATTGAAGATGTAGAGAAACAGCAGAAACTAATTACTGATACTCAGCAGACAGTGGTGGAGGACTTTAACCTGCGATACGATTCAGACCTAAGAGCCGCCAGAAAAGCTGTCAAAGACGGTGACGACAACGCAGAGGAAGAATTAAAAATACTGCAAGATAGAATAAGTTTAGAGATGCGAAACGATCCGAGGTGGATTAACTCTGAAGCACGCCAAGAAAGGATTGACGGTATAGCTGAAGAAGGAGCTGCGAGGAGAAGAGCACTGCAAGAAAGGTTAGGTGGTTCTGCTATAAGTGGGAAGACAGGGGATAAAATAAATACTGCTTTAGGGATATAACCTATGCCTTCTATAGCCGAAGCCAAGGAAGCCCTTGCCATATATGAAGCAAGAGGCGATTTTGAAACCGCAACAGAAATACGCCAAGCTATACAACAAGCTGAAAGCCCCGCGCCAGTAGGCCCAAGTAGGGCAGAAAGACGAGAGCAGATAGCCGCAGAAAATGCAGCTAAGTACGCTGCGTTTATGGAGTCTTATTCTCCCCCACAAGAAGAAACCGGCATCTTTGAAGACTTTACCACAGGTTTTGGTAGGGGCTTCGTAGGTGTAGGTGAGAGTGCTGCACTTGGTCTTGCTGCGTTAGCTGAAGAAGAAACTGAAACCCAGTTACGTGACCGCATTAAGTCTGTAGCTGACTCGTTTGCTCCTGAAGGTGGTGATCCTGAGTCGTTTACTAGCGGACTAGGTTCGGCGTTCGGCTCTATTGCAGGTATTGCTCTCCCCGCTGCTGGTATTGCTATTGGCGCTGCTCCTTTGGGTGCCTCCGCTGCCCTTGCTTCAGGTCTTGCTACAGGTACTGCCGGTATACTAGGTGTAAGTGCTGCTGCTGGTGAAGCGAGTGAACGTGCTCGTGAAGCCGGTGTTAGTGAAGAAGTACGTAGTGCAGCTACCTTACGTGGTGCTCCAATCGGTTTGCTTGAAGTGCTACCTATGGCACGTTTTGTTAAGAGCATCGACGTACCTATACTATCTAAGTTAGTAGACAAGCTAGGCCCAGAACAAGTAAACACAATTGGCGAGAAAGTACGTAGTGCTGCATTAACTGGTGGGTACGAAGCTGGGCAAGAAGTAGCTGCTGAAGCTCTACAGAACCTTAACGAACGGCAGTACAACGAAACCGTCGAGATATTTGCTGGTGCTGGAGAAGCCGCTACGTTTGGTGGTATAGCCGGTGGTGTCCTTGACCTGTTCCTTGGCAGACGCGCACGCGGAATAAAAGAACAAGATGAAAGTTTTGGCCCACCTAGCCCACCTAGCCCAACTGAACAAGAAGAGATGTTTTCTACTGGCGAAGGGCCAATAAATGCGCCTGCTATACGGGATCGTTTGTTTGAAGGCTTAGATACAGATACGTTTGAAGGTGTTGAAAACCTACCTGATGAGCAACAGCTAGAATTTGCTGATCGTATAAATTCACTGTCTAGGGCAGAAAAAGATGCGGTAAATAAGTTTGATTTTCTAAAAGAAGCTGCTGAACGAGAAGCTGCTGGAGCAGCCCCAGATCAAGCCTCATTACCGGGAATGCTACCGACTGTTCAACTTACTGATGAAGAGGTAGACGCTAGATTAGCAGGAGTTTCTGAAGAACAATTAACAGATGCTATTGCCCCAGCAGGTACGCAGCTTGAACTAGATGAAGTGCCTAGAGCCGAAACTACTGATCTACTAGAAGACACACTTGATGTAGCAGAAGTACGTGAGCGAGTGTTTAAAGGGTTTAGTGCATCTGCTCGGAGTAAACCGCTTAACGAACTCACTGCCAAGCAGCAACAAACAATTGCAAAGAGAGCACAAAAATTAGCTCCCGCAGAACTTGCTGCGCTTGAAAAAGTACTAGCAGAAGAAGCCGCTACTCAACCCACTTATAGTACTGCACCAGATCAACTTACTATAGATGACCAGATAGATACTGTTGAGACTACTGAAATCGAAGCGATGATCGCTGAAGACGTTGACGCTGCCGAAACCGCTGAGATAGAAGCGATGGTTGCCGAAGATGACGCAGAATCTTACCTAACCACAGTTGTAGCGGCTACAGATGACATAGCCGAAACTGCTAAAATAGAAGAAATGGTTATTGCAGATGACGCTGCTCGTACAAAACAAGCAAATTTACTTAGTGCGTCTGAAAGAGAGACCGCCACTGGGCAACAAGTAGGTGAAGAGCTAAGTATTGCTGAAACAAGACGGCGTAAGATATTAGCAGATGTAGTAGAGCAGCAGCCAACACAACAAGAAAGTACTCTTACACAAAGATTTAGCCGTGCATTAGAAGCTGAAGGGTTTACTAATACGCAACCTAACGAAGCTGAAACAGCAGCAATAGCTCGTGTAATAAATATAACTCGTGCAAAACGCCCAGAACCTGTACGAGGAGAGACACTTCCTTCTGACTCTGATGTTACTGCTATGGAAGCTGTCATACCAGAGCGCCAAGAAGCCGCAATAGAACCCGTACAGGAGTCCTTTCCCGGTCTTGGGCGTAGGAGTAAGGCAGGGTTGCCAGAACTGGAAACCACACCAGAACCTACACCTGAATCACGCGTAGTAACTGCTGAAGATCTTACAACGGCTGGGTTTCCCCCCAATGCTGCAATACGTAGGCGTATTATAGGTAAAGATCTAAATGACTCAGCGATACAACAAGATCTAACAAACACTGCCAACACACTTAAATCCCAAAGAATTAAAGTAGGCGTAACTCGTTTACTAGAAGGAGTGCCTAGTGAGCAAGGTGATCTATTTACCGCAACCCAAAGAAAACCTGTCCCAACAAGAGATAGAACAAGCAATGTCGTTGATCTACAAGGCACTGATGGCGGAGCAGTCAGTCAAAATACCGTGGAACCTGTCACACCTGTCGCAGGATCAGTGGGAGATGCTGGACGAGGCACTGGAGGAACTACTACTAGAACAGGAACAGAGTCTGCTCCATTAGTAAGCACTGAAGCTCAAGCCCGAACAGCTACGAAGAGCCAAGCCCGAACAGCTACGAAGAGCCAAGCCCGAACAGCTACGAAGAGCCAAGAAGAGTTTGCGTTAGATGATGCCGAAATAGAAGCTATGATAGCTGAAGACGTTGACGCTGCCGAAACCGTTGAGACAGCCGCACGTAATAAGGTGTTTGAAGGGTTTGCAAACAAGCGCGTGTCGCAGCTATCGGCACGGGAACAAAACATCGTAGCTGCAAGAATGAATGCGCTAGAGCCTACGGAGCGTGCCGCGTTAGAGAAAGAACTTACACTGGAGTCGGGAGATCCTGATACACGCTCCGCGTCTCGTAAGCGAGAGGAAGGTATACCGCAGAACGAAAGGCCCAAAGCTATAAGTCGTTTTCACGAAGACCAAGTAGCCGAAGCTAAAGAGTTTGGGGACGAAGTTATTCCGACATTAGCGGAATCTAGTCGGTTGTTTACGGATATAGAGCAAAACTCTACTAGAGGTGAGATAAAAGAGAGTACTAGAGACAAGTATCTAATGAAAGTTAGCGACATGGCTGTTGACCCTAAAATAGCTGCGCTGATGAATGCGTCTCCAACTTACGGTCTGTTCGGGTCTAATAACGTAATAGAAGCAATAGATACCCCCCTAGAGTCTTCGGTAGTAGACGCACTCAACGCTGGAGATGTTAAAGGTGCGTTGGAGGCATTAGCCAAAACAACACCTGACAGACGCGCACGCCGTGTCGCCAAGAAGTTAATTGAGTACGTGGGTACTACTAAGGTAATAGTTGTAGATACTACTCAAAATGACCCGACCAAGATGTCTGCTATACAAGCTAGAAGCCTTAGTAAGTTATTCGCCAAAGAGAAAGACGGGATGCTGCCTGCTGGACTATACGTGGGCGCTGATAACGTAATACTCCTAAACCAAGAAGGTGGTGTTAACGCCTACACGCTACTGCATGAAATGGCTCACGCTGCCACTTTGTTGGAGATAAAGACCAACCCACAAAGTGCTACGGTCAAACTTCTTAACAAACTATATGAAGATGTTAAAGCTACGTATGGTGACGATAAGCCTTACGGTGTAGAAAACTTAGCTGAGTTTATAGCTGAAGCGTACAGCAACCCAGAGTTTCAACGTGAACTAGCTAGAATTAATTCAAAAGGTGGAGAGTTAAGCTCGTGGCAGAAATTCAAAGAGATTATTGCTAAGTTCTTTGGGTTCGATAAGTTTGGTGGTACAGCTCAAGCCGAAGCAAATCGTCTTATAGATAACATCTTAGCTCCCAGCGTAGCGATGCGTGGCCTACCGAATGTACCTACGTATTCCACTCAAGATGGCGTTAGAAAAGTAAATGATTATCTAGCTGCAAGCAGGTCAAACCTAACCTCAAAGGAAGGCAAAGCCTCAGTAATACGTAATTTTATGGCGGTATTTACTCCCGACCAGAATCCTTACCTGAAAGGTGTTATGCGTAAGACTCTGGGTGTACTGCCCAACCAACCAGTGTTTGATGACATTGCTGGCAAGCTAAACATTGAGGGTGCAACTGAGTTAGGTGATGCTATTAAAGAACAGCGTGACCTACTAACTAAGTCTGAAGATGTGGTTAGGAAGGCACTTGACCCTATCGTGCGATGGTCTACTACAGCGTCTAAAAATACAATGAAGGCGTTCAACAACCTTGTGTACTCCAGCACCATTGATGAAGTAGACCCAGAGTTAACCCTAGACGAAGCCACCAAGAAGTACGGTAAGCAGACTGTAGACGGTACTAAACAACTAAAGATAGACCGTTATAAAGAGCTACGTAAAGAATACACCAGTAGCACTCTAGGTGCTGAAGGTAGGCAAGCGTATAAGAACTTACGTAAGATATACGCAGACATTTCTAAAGACATGGTTGCTTCTTTAGAAGGTAGGATTGATGGCCTAGATGTAGATGAAGGTGTAAAGACCAGCCTTAAAAACCAAATGCTGGCTAGGATGTTAGCTGCATCAAACGTAGAACCATACTTCCCCCTAACACGTAAGGGTAAGCACTGGCTGGCTGTACGAAACCCGAAAGACTTAGAGAACCCCGCGTATATTACATACGAAAACTTAGGAGAGCGTAATTACGCCCTAAAAGAATTTGAATCTATGGGTTACGAAGTTGAAACCTATGATCCTAATAGACTCCGAAAGTCCTTAGAACAAAAAGATGCGCCCTCAAGTGCGTTTATGGGGCAAATACTAAGTATATTAAAAGACACAAGTATACCGACAGCGACTCAAGAACAGATTGCACAACTATACATTGAGGCAATGCCAGAAACGGCTTTCTCCAAGTCACTGATTCGCCGTAAAAAGTCTTTGGGCTACGACATGGATGCCATTGAAGCCGCTAGGAGTAAAGCATACGACATGGCTCGGCAGGCAGCTAGACTGCGTGGGAGTAACAAGATAGACGCAGTAGCTAACGCAGTACAAGGATTGTTTTATGCAGCAGAGCTTGACGCAAAGGGTGAACCTAAAAATCCAAAGAAGTTTGTAAGACCCGATCTGCAAAATGACCGCGCAGAAGCTGTATTAGAAGAGATGATGGATCGTGCTGGGTTTGCTGTTAGTCCTCCAGCGGATAACATCGCCAAGAACCTTAACCGTGGCGCGTTTATATACACTATTGGTTTTAACGCTTCGTCTGCATTGGTTAACTTATCGCAGATACCATTGTTTGCGTATCCCATGCTTGCAGGTGAGTACGGGTATAGTAAAGCGTCGACGGCTCTAGGTAGTGCGACTAAGTTGTTTGGTGGATCTTATATGCCTCACGCTAAACAAGACTTGTTTGGTAACGACATAGAATCCAATAAGATCACAGACAAGTACACCATACCTTCGTTGGATAACTATTTTACCTACAAGAAAGTTGCCGGTAAGGGAGGCGAAGACACCTACCAATACTCAATACGTGAAGATATAAAGCTACCTAAAGACCCCAAAGCGGCTAAGGCTTTTAAGGAAGAGCTAGATTTAATACTTCCTATGATTCAACTTGCAGCTAAACGTGGTGAGTTAAATACATCTTTCTTAGCAGAGACACTGAGTGTCGATCAGTCAGGTCGCGCAGTAAGCACGATGGATAAAATAACAAACGCCTCTGCAATTATGTTTCACAGCGCGGAAGTTATGAACCGCCAAGTCACCATGATCGCGGCGTACAAGCTGGAACTAAATAAGCTGGCAGGTAAGAACACACCCACGGCAGAGCAGAAACAGCAAGCGGCAGAAGAAGCTCTGTACAGAACACAGCAGATTAACGGTGGTGCTACGCTAGAAACCGGCCCACGTTACGCACGCGAAGGTCTTGGTCGTATAGCTCTTATGTACAAGGGTTACGGCATTCAGATGTATTACACGATGCTAAAGACTGGTAAGCAGGTTGTGGATAACGCATTTCCCGGAGACAACGCAGAGAGTAGAGAATTACGCAACCAAGCGTTTAAGCAACTCGCAGGTATACACCTGTCAGCCGTATTCTTTGCGGGGATACAAGGCGTACCGCTATACGGTTTGGTGTCTATGCTCTATGACATGTTCCAAGAAGATTATGAAGAAAACGCAGATGAGGCACTACGAAGCTACCTAGATAACGATGCGTTGTTTAAGGGCGTTCTATCTGAAGCTACTGGGCTTGATGTGTCGCAGCGAGTTAAGTTAACTGACCTACTGGTTGAGGCTGATAAGTTTAACAGTGACCCATCCCCAGAAGAAACACTCGGACACTACTTCGGTGGCCCTGCGTGGAGTGTAACTTCCAGAGCAATAGACGGCTTCAATGAGATAATGGACGGTGAGATTGAGCGAGGCATAGAGTCCATGATGCCGGGTGCTGTACGTAACGGCTATAAAGCTCTTATACGATACCCTAGAGACGAAGGCATTCTTACTCGACGGGGGGACGTTATCTATGACGACCTTACCAACGGCGACATAATCACTCAGTTGTTAGGGTTCCCACCCACCGCATACACTCGTGCAATAGGAGAGACTTCTGCGGCTAAGGGCATGGAAGACGCTGCTAGAAATAAGCGTAGTAAGTTACTGAAGCGTTACTATATAGCTATAAGATTCGGTGACTTTGATGAGGCTGACCTAGTGCGGGATAAGATGGATGAGTTTAACGAGGAAGAGATCACGTATATAGATCCCAAGCTAGTTATAACCCCAGATACTATAGAGAGATCTATGCGTAGGCACTTAACCACCGAAACTAAGATGCACAATGGTGTGCTGCTATCTCCTTACATGAAGAGCGCGGTAGATGACGTAGGGTTTTTATAGAAGAAACCCCCTACCGCATACGAGGGGACGCTACGGTAGGGGGCGAAGGCAGATAAGACTTCACTGGGAGGAGACCGATGACCTTATCTCAGCGGATAGTACCATACCGCCCTATGTTGTCCAATAAGTTTCATATAGTTCCATGAACCCCCGTGAACGCCCATAAACGCTCATAAAATACGCCACACACGTACACCCAAATAAGGTGTTTCAACTACTGTCCTTACCTCAATATCCCAACCCATACCGGCTACACATATCTTCTTAACCTGCTGTATAGCCTCGGTTGTATTGACGCAGGGGATGAATATAGAACTACCCACCACCATAGCGCCCCAATCCACAACGATACGTAGCCCATCTGGGTTTATATCGTGCAGCTTGAGTACGGTATCATTCATCTTTACTCAATGTCCTGAATCCACCACCCTGTTTTAGCTCGTACCTGCGGGTTATGTTGTACACCGCAGCGGGTTTCATACCTGTTTGTTGCGCTATCTTGGCCCTACCCACACCGTGCTTATGAGCTTCTAACACCTCCATAATTTCTTTTTCAGGTAGCACACGTTCAAATTTACCGTGTCCCCCACGAGGTATTGGTGTGATGTTTGGTTCGGCTGCATAGTAGCGTTTACCTCGTTCCTTGCCCATCTTCAGTGCTTTGTTCTGGGCATGTATCGCTGCTAAAAATGTCTTACTCATTAGTCCCCCACTCCACTATCTACGTGGTCGTCAGTAAACAACCGGCAATTAACTATAATAACGGCACTTGGTGGTAGGTTTAGGTGCGTACCCTTACCCAACCGAACCTTACCCCGTTTCGCCCCTAACTTAGTCTTCAGATCCTCCATGAAGGCACCATAGTTTATCTGCTGTGTTGCACACCAAGACTTCAAGGGTTTAGGTAATAAATATGCTTTCTGAATGTCAGTCTCGTAACGTGCTATCAGCTTACCCCGTGGTAGCGCATCCGGTACAACAAGTGAATCCAACCCATTACTAGGCTCCCCCACCAACTTACGTAGGTCATCCGTACTCTTGAGCATTAAGATGTTGTTAAAGTTTTCCGCTATGTAGTCGTTCAATGTCTGCTCTACAGACATACCCATATCACTTACCGACTGTAGGTTTGTCTTGAGTAACTTAACAGTCCACGCAAATAACGCTTCGAGATCGTAGTCAATTAGTCCTAGCTGCTGGGCAATATATGCACCAGTTATTGTGGTAGCTGCACCGGCTGACCAAAAGCGATTCTCCGCTGTAAGCCCTGCCGCTTCATCTACTAGCCGCTGGTTCTCGAACACTAGCTTCTTAACTGTTTCAAGGTTCTGCATAACGTATTGTATGTAGATGATCCCCGCGTGTCCGTAGTTCTCCTTTATAGCTATATCAAACACATCGGTGCCTTTCTTCTCCTCAGTGCTGCCAAATACTCGTTGCGCTCTCCACTCCAGCATCCTTTGTGCCTCTGCTTTCGGCGCTTGCTTGGTTGCTGCGATACGCTCAATGACACTGGCGTTACCTGTAGTTACACATGAGAGGTGCCACGATTCACCACGAGAACGCTCAAGATTAGCCCCACCAGCCATACGCCCACGCTGTTCACCAGAGGATATTTGATACGCCAACTTACTTAGCTGCTTACTCTCCGCGTTAGTCATTTCATCTATGTAAAACGGTAGACTGTGCAACACCTCTGCGCGATTGAACTTTGTCGCGTCAGTATCCTCTTCAGTTATCATCATACCTTTTTTGGCACCCCACACCGAACCCGCTACCCGTATAGCCGCTGTTTTACCGCACCCGCTAAGTGGACTGTGTATGTGTAACGCGCAAGCGTTTTGAGGTAAGAAGCTCATTAGCGGAGAGCCGAATGCTGTACATACAACGTACTGGTGCATTACCAGTTCAGGCCGCGTGTTGTAGAAATTAGCCATCTCTTTCCACGCCTCCAACGTACCCTTCGGCTTGAGGTATGGGATTAGTGCGGCGGTAGGTGTAGACGGCGGGTTGCGTTCGATGCGATCTGCATGTATCTCTTTGTCCCCTAGAATAAAGGCATCCATGTTCTCATCTACCCAACCAAACTGCCGCCGTGCTGTGGCTGCTGTGGAAGTTGTTTGTAATTCGTTTACCCAAGTAATCATATATTGCATCAAGTCGTTTATTTGTGGGAGAGCGACACCTTGTATCGCCATTTTTTTTCTAAATTCTTCTCGTGAAGTTATTGCTGTAAGAGGTACTACAAACTCACGCACGCCGTCTTTCGGTAGGTGTATCCTACAAACTACGGACTCACCTTCTTCTATATCTACTATCCGCTGCGTCACATATACGTCATGGTGGTAGATGACATGCTCATCAACTTCCCCATCGACACTCACATGCCTAACGTACACACCACCGTTGACCCCTCGAAAGTAAGGACGCGGGTAGACAGGTATAACGTGTTCTGGGTAAAGTTCTTTACTACCACTATCGAGCAGCAGCGTGCCTTCAACTGTTTCTAGTTCATCAAAACCCTCTTCGATAGCGTATGTACCATCTTCGTTCGCTTCGGCTTCGGGTATCTTACGCCCCAGAGCAATCGGTGATTTTATCTTGCCCCAGTTAGGGCAATCCATACATATGCCAGCCTCGTTCTCGTCGAATGTTGTGCAGCGGTACGGGCCTTTAATTAGGTCTAGTTTCTTGAGCGTAAGCTCTGGGGTGTATTCGGCGTGCTTCTCAGAGATCTTGTGCGCTGCCTTCTCGCCGTCTTCGCAGAACTTAGCGATAGACAACCCTGCTCTCCACATAGGCTCTGAGGCTTCGGCTTGCCCACTTATTATTCTGCCTAACTGTTTACAGCCCTTACCACTCTGGCTCTTGATAAGTATGTCTTTGAAGCTGTACTTGATATTTTTCAGTAGTGCTTCGCGTAGGTCACTTGGCCCATCCGCAGGTGTGTACTTCTTGGGAACTGGTATCGTGTCCATGCCCAGCTTACTAGCAAAGAAGTCAAAGTTAACTTCAGCGGGTACGTCACCTATGACTTCTACTGGTGCGGGGGTTTCAGGTTTGTAATTGTGCGTGCCTACTACACGAAGAACTCGTGCCATGTCAGCAGGTACTGCGGGGTCTATCTCAAGCCCAAACTCTCTGCACTTAGCTTTAAACTGGTCAGCTACTACCTTCCACTGCTCTACTGGTATGGACTCTGATAGACCCCAGTAGACATGTATACCACGCCCTGAGTTAACTATAAGAGGTTCTGGTAGTTCTAACGCCACGCGGAACTCTTCTAACCTACGTAGTGCGTCATCTTGTGTGGCAAAACCCTTGCGTTCAGCTACCTTATCTTCGCCAACATCTAAATCTAAAAAGAATGACTTAATATGTTTGGCATCTTCACCTTTACGAGTCTCCTTCTTCCTGAAGTTACTCATAGCAAAGTACACATCTTGCCCCATACTGTCGTAGTATTCGGTGGCTTCTGCTAGATCATCTACCGAGTCAAAGTATGTTTGCCGTACCCCGCTAGACGTTAAATTATATTGCAGGGCAACGTATACCCCTTCGGCGGGTAACACCCACCGCAAAAAATCTCTTGTATTCATGTTCTGCACCTATTGCCGAGAGACAGCATGGCAGGGGTGTCGGCGCACCCTCTTCGGTATTACCTAGCCATACTGGAGTAGTTATTTAGGGCTAGTCATCCCAGTCTTCAATAACTGAACTCAGATCGTCGTCGTCTTTGGGTGCAGGCGCAGACTTCTTAACGACCTTCTTAGGTTCCTCTACTACAGAGGTATCTGGCTCATCACCAAATATGTCATCCGAATCGTCTTCTACTAAATCAACACTGGTGCTGGTAGTAGTATCGGCAAACGGACTTGCGTTCTGTGCAGCCATCTCAAACCCACCTTCTACAACGCCGAATGGGGAAGTTGTAGCCATAGGCTCGTACTTGGTTACTTGAACGCCGTTGATGCGTAAGCTAACCCCGTTGTCTCTCATACTGTAAGGCACGAAGGTCACGGCTATGTTGACTGTACTGCCGGTGGTTAGCTTAAAGTCAGCGGCTAACTCATTGTTCTGAGCATCGAATTGCCGTGGCTTACGAGTCTTATCAGTACCGTAAGCACCTTTCAACTTACACTTACCGATGTACATACCATCATCGTCTTTCTTAAAAGGTAGCGGGAACTTATCGGGCCAGCTTTTCTCTTTCTTGAAATCGTAAAACGCCTTCATTGCCTTGAACAATTCCTTGGCCTTAGCTTCGGGCATCTTGAACGACATCTCGTATGCTGCACCGTCATCTAACGGGTCACAGGGCATACTACGGTTCGCTGCGTTATCAAACTTGTACGTACGATCAATACGTGGGTACATCGCAACCACATCTTGAACTACAAAAAAACTTACTGGATCAGTCATTGTTGGTCTCCTTAACCTAGACTATTTATATTGAACCCTTCTACTTCAGCAAACGGTGAACCCTTAGATGCACGCTGGTCTACGCTAAACGCAATAGCCTCTAACGTGTCATCGTGGTCTACCATAAACCGAACCTTCTCAAGCTCATCTTCTTCTAACGGACGCTGTGGATAAAAGAACAGTTTTGGTACAGGACTCCCCTCGTCAAAACTTATCCTCGTCACAACAGCTAATGAGGGAGTTCCATGCCCACTCAAAAACTTAGCGTACGCTTGTAGAGGCATAGAACTTCTACCTCCAGCCTTACCAAATATGGACGAGGCGGGTACTTGCAACTGGTACACCGTGTCTAACGCTTGCTCTTCAACAATTGCTAGGCGTTGGCTAAACCTACAAGATCTACCTCCCCCACTACCAGAACCTCGGACATTGTGATAGCAGTCAATACAACGCGCACTCTGTCTCTGCTCTGGCGGTACTTCAGGTGCGGGTCTCTGGGTATCACTAGACCAACATGTAGGCAGACGTTTGGCTTTAGGGTCGTAGTCACCTGTGTAAAATGCGCGTGATACTACCGCTGCGTTTGCAATAACTACGTCTATAGCTGTACTGTCTGGCTGTAGGTCTAACCCAGAAAACTTACTACCCTGTATACTGATTCGGCGCACTATGCGTCTTCGTCAGCATCAAACTCCGCTGCAATGTCTTCTGGCTGCACCGGCTGGGCGTTTGCAACACCTGCCATTAGAGCTTCAGACACCTTGGCTAACGCAAATCTCTGCGTCTTGCCTACTTTCACATAAGTATCTGAGGGTATAACACCATCCCGAACCCATTTACGGGTCGTGGATAATGACACACTAAAATACTTCGCGACATCCTCAATGGGGACTAATTGCTCCATCACTTACCCTTCCTTATCGTTAGCGCGAATTCCGCGTCTACGTTTAACCCTTTCGGAAGAAGGTCTGGGTTCTCTTCTAAGAACTCCCGTACATTCTTCTGATTGAGTCGTTTGTCCAAGAACTCTGGTACTTCATGTTCAAGAATAAACTTGTGCATGTTCTCCCAATCGCTAGTCCAGTACTTCTGCTTCACCGTACGGTAAAACGTACCAGCATCCGTCTTAACACTTTTGAGTTCGTTCTCTTTCAAGTAACCCAGTAACGCGCTTCTTATTTTGTCTTGCTGACTTACTAATTCGCTGTCAGCTTCCTTGTATTCAGCGGATAACCTATCCCGTTCTGCCTTGATCTTGAGGTAAACCTTAGTCATCTTAGCTAGGGGTATACCACCCGCTCCTATCGCATCAGCCATGTCCTTACCCTTTCATTGCCGAGAAAGGTAATATAAGGGTACATAGTGCCTTATGCAAGTAGTTCCTTGTATAAATCAATAATTTTTGTGTGTGAGTCTAATTTGTTATCTAGTAATGCGTACACATGACGTTCTACATCAGATCCTTGTAGCTGAACAACCGTACACTTATGG